CCTCGCTGATATGGTAGGTGCTGTAGTCGCCCACCAGCACTGCCACGGCGTTGTCGTCGTTTTTCGACACGTGGCCGTTGATCAGCACTTGATTCAGCGGTCCCAGACAGTGCACGCCGTCGCTGATGCCCTGCGTCTCGACGTTTTCGACGGTCACGCGCGTGGCGCACGCGACGAACACGTTATATTTGCGCGCTCGAATGTACCGGCCAGACACATACAAATTGTGGACGTGCGACAGGATCACGCCCATCGTGGTCAGGTTGGCGACGTTCTGATTCGCCTCGTCCTGATCGATGGTGCCGAGACTGTCCAGCGCGATGTTGACGTCCGCGAGACGGCACTTGATCTGCCCGCCGGTGCCGGCCGACGCCGTGGCATTGCTCGGCGCGGCCGCCATGATGTAGGTGAACTCCGTGCTGCTCGGCACGGAGGCCACCTGATACACGCCGGAATACCATTCGGGCGTCGCCCAGTTGACAGCCACATAGTCGCCCACCGCGAAACCGTGAGCAGACGCCGTCGTCGCGCTTGCAGTGAGCCCGCTGCTGGTCAGGCTGGAGATGTTGACGTCGGCCCGCAAATAAGCGGCGTTGACGAGCACGTTGGTGTTGCCGCCCGCCGCCAGCTTGATCGTGATGCCGGGGCCGATCACCCAGCGGGTGTTGGAACTGATGACCAGCTGCCGGTCGATGAGATAGGTGCCCGCGGTGCTCAGGCGCACCACGCCGCCGCGGTTCAGCGCGGCCTGGATGGCCTGGGCGTTTTCCGCGGCGCTGGCGACGGGTGAGGCGCCCAGGCTTTCGCAGGTCACCTCGATCGAGGTGGGCACTGGGCGGCGCGGATCGCCGCTCACAAAACGCGCCACCCCGCGCGACACCAGGTCCGCCTCGAACGCGGGGTCGTATGTCGCCGTGGTGCCGCTGTTGACCACCGCGCCGGCGACGCGCAGGGTCTGCGTGGTGACGATCGTCATGTCACACCACCTTCGGCCGCGCCATCATCGAGGCGGCCACCAGCGCCGGGCCGGTGGTGATGGTGCCGACGTAGCGCACCCAGCCGCGGGTGGACTTGTCGGGCACGGTGAGCTTCTGGACGTTGTTGGCCGTGCCGACGCTGGTGAATTCCGCGCCGGTGATGTTGGCCGCGCCGGTGCCGGAGCTGTCAGTCGCGTCCTGGATGCGGCCGACGATGCTGCCGGTCACCGCGCCGATCTGCTGCGTGAACACGAGGTCGCCCTCGTATCCCCGCACGTCGACCCAGCCGCTGGTGGCGGCGGCGGTGTTGGCGCAGCTGGCCGGGTCTATCAGCTTGACGATCGCGGCCGCTTGCCCTTCGTTGTTGAGCATGGCGGTCTCCTCAGGCTTTGGCAATGGGCGCCGGCCTGTACGACCCCTTCGGGCCGACGCGGGGCGGCACCTGCGCCGCGAGCTCGCGGGCGAGGTAGAGCGGGACTTCGACCGTCTCGCCGGGCTTGGTCTCGCGGGTGCGGTTGCCCTCGGCCAAACGGAACGGGCGAAGCACCTCGACGGGCACGGGGCGGTCGGCGGCGGACAGGGTGGTGGTGCTGAGCATGGGCGTCTCCTGGTGGCCGCGGCCGGGTGAGGGCCGCGGCGGATGGTGTAAGGTCAGGTGATGGAGGTGGCGACGCTGAAGGCGCCAGGCACACGCACGCCGAAGTCGACGCTGTACATCGCCCGCACCCCGATGATCCCGGCCTGGAAGTTGGCGAACGGATTGATGTCGACCTCGAGCACGCCCCACTCGGCCATGAGCATCTGCGACCAGTCGCCAAAGATCATGGTGGCGGACGGGACGTTGTTGCTCGCCATGGCGCGGTAGCCGTCCATGGTGGCCTCCTCGAGGCGGCCTTCCCACAGCGGGCTGGCGGTCGAGCTAAACTTGACGCGCTGCTTGAGCAGGGCCGCGACGGCGCCCGTGGTGACGTAGCCGGCGGAGCCGCCGAGCGCGTTGGCACCGAAGACGTCGGTCTGGAACTCGATGATCCCGGCATAGGCAATCGAGGTGCCCGACACCGAGCCCACGCCCGAGGTGCCGAGCAGGCCGGTGGGCTGGCCAGAGGCGCCGGAGCCGTTCAAACCCTTGGCATCGACATCGATGCCCACCTGGGCGGCGAGGTCGCGCAAAACAAGGTTTTCGACGTCCGGCGACGACTGCAGCGTGAGCTGGCGGCTGATCTCGGTGTACGAGCCCACGGTCTTGGGCGTGAGCGAGATCTGGCCCAGCGTCATCTGCGACTCGGTGATGCTCGTGCCTTCGGTCGAAAGCCAGTAGGCCGTGGCGCCGGCGGTCTGGCGCGGGATGGTGATGTTGTCCGTCAGGCCGCCCAGGCGGGTGACGCCCATCTGCATCAGCACGGTGGAGTTGCGCAGCAGGTCGACGAAGCCCTGGTTGGTGGTGCTCACCAGGAAGCCGCCGGCGTTGCCGGTGGCGACGGTCAGGTCACGCTTGAGCACGTCCAGCGGCACGAAGAACGAGTTGTCCGACTTGGGCGCACGGCCCATGCGGCGCTGGATCTCCTCGTGGGCCTTGAGCTCGAGGCCGGCCTTGGACCAGTTCCTGTCGATGATCGCGCGGGTGGCGCGGAACAGGCTGTACTGGTTCGCTTCGCGGTGGGTCATGCCGAGGTTGCCGACCAGCTGCTCTTCGTTGGCGCGCTCGCTCAAAATGCGCAACACGTCTTCGGCCGCCTGGTCGAGGGTCTTGCCGGACTCGATCCAGCCGCGGATGGTGCCGGCGGGGATCTTGTTGCTCTCGCCCAGGCGGGCCAGGGCGGCGCCGCGGGCCTGCTCCATGCGGCGGGCATTGTCGGGGGAGAGGGTTTCGGCGGATGCGCCCGCCGGGGCGTTGTCCATCACTTCCATGATCGCTCCTTGCGATGTGCCTTTCGGCGGGTCAATCTCTGCGCCGAGCAGGCGCACCTGAAACTGCTTGCCGTCTGCGCGGCCGATGCCCACGGTGGCGTCGGCGGGCACGGACACGATGCTGATCTCGTAGGGCTCCCAGTCGGTGACGCGGTAGGTCTCGCCGCTCTCGTCCGATCGCTCGAGCTGCATGGCGTGCACGGCGTAGCCGACGCTTACCAGAGAGCGGATGCCGTCCTGCACGTCCTGCCAGACCTCCTGGGCGCGAGCGCTGCGGCCGAACCGCACGACGGCCCGGCCCTTGCCCTGGTCGATCCACGCGCGCTCGACCACGCCCACCTGGTCGCGCGTGTCGTGGTCCATCAAGAGGGCGGCGCCGGCGCCGAGGCGGCCCATGCGCATGGCCTTGCCGCCGTGGTCGAGGATCTCGGTGCCGTACCAGCGTTCGTAGGGCAGCTCCGACGAAAACGACAGCTCGACGGTGCGGGCTTCGGCGTCGAGGTTGGCGCGCTCGGTCTGCAGCGCGCGGTATTGCATCGGCAGCGTCTGGGTCTCGGCGATTTGCTGTGCCAGGGTGGTGGTCATGTGTGCCTCGGGAGTGCGTAGACGCGGGCGGCGCTGTCGGCGTCGTCCTCGTCGTCGTCGGGGGTGTCGTCGTCGTCCGGCTCGGCCGGGGCCGCGGGAGCGGCGGCCGGGGCGGGCGCGGGCGGGGCGACGGGGTCGGTGTCGAACTGCAGGTCGAGCTCGTCCATGAGGTCGAGCTCCTGGCGGCGGGCGCGCAGCACGTCCTCAAGGTCGGCGCCGTTGTTGGTGGCGGCGATGACGTCGGCGGTCGTGCAGAAGCCGGCCTTGACGGCCTCCTTCGCGGCGGCGACCTCTTTCGTCGGGTCGACCCACGACCAGCCGCGGGGCTTGAACCGCGCGGCCTCGAACTTGCGCGGGTTGGCCACGTAGGCATCGACCGGGATGGCCTCGATGGCGCGGGCATACACGGCCGCCTGCAGCCAGCGGCGATGCAGCGGCTCGCGGAACGCGCGGATCCACCACTGCTGCAGCACGCGCCAGAGGTCGCGGTCGTCCAGCAGCGCGAGGCGCGACGACGAGTAGTTGCTCTGCGCGTAATCGCGGCTGAGGCTCTCGTAGCTCACGCCGATGCTGCTGGCGATCTCGCGCAGCATAGCGCGCATGAAGCCGTCCACCGCGGTGTTGGGCCGCGTCGGCGTGTAGCCGACGAACTGCTCGCCCGGCCGCAGCCGCTGCATGAGCCCGGGGCTCATCTCGGTAATCTGCTCGCCGGTGTCGGGGTCGGTCTGGTCGACCAGCGAGATGTCCTGGTCCGGGCTGCTGATGAAGCCCATGTAGCAGGCCGCAGTCCTCGCGGCGACGATCTCGGCCTCGCTGTAGCTATCGAGGTCGTTCAGCCGGCGCGCCGCGGCGTGCAGCCACGGCTCGCCGCGCGACTGGGGCCAGCGGTCGACCACGTAGAGGTGATACACCTGGTCCGCCGGCACCCGCAGCAGCTGCTCGCCGGCGACACGCACCTCGTGCAGGTCGCCCGGGTGACCGCCGCGCAGCCAGTAGGCGATGGGGCGGTCATACTCGTCGACCTCCACGCCCATGCGGATGCGGTTGCGCGTGGCATCGGCGGCGAGGTTGTAGGTGTCGGCCAGGCGCTCGGCCTCAATGAGCTCGAGGGCTAGCGGCACGTTGCTGCCCGGCATGGCGCGCTGGTGCACGCGCACCAGCACCTCGCCCGCCTCGAAGATCTGGCCGATCAGCTGCCGCTCGAAATCGGGGAAGCAGAGCTTGCCGCCGGTGTGGACGTACTCCGCGCGGCTCCACAAATCCCACGCGGCCTCGATGCTGGCGTTGACGTCGTCGAGCATGCGGCCGCGCTGGTTGCGCACGTGGGCCTGCAGGCCCACGCCGGTGCCGATGACGTTGTTCTGCACCAACACTTTCGCCCGCGTGGCGTAGCCGGCATCGCGCACCAGCTGACGGCTGCGGCCGCGCAGGGTCCGCAGGCTGACGTGCAGCTCGGCATCGGCCGAGGTCTCGGCGCCGTACCAGCCGGCGGTCAGCCGCGACTGCTTGGCCGCGTGGTACATGCGGCGCTGCCCGGCCGGGCCGCGCGGCGCGATCATCTTGGCGATGCGGCGGCGCAGGTTCTCAAGCACGGGCAGTCCTCACGTAGACCTTGTTGGGGTTGGCCAGCCCGCGGGCCAGGGCCGCGGCGGCCTTTTCGGACAGCACCTGGCGCTCCCAGTACGAGATGAGCTGCAGGATGTCGGCCGAGCTGTTGAAGGTCATGGCCACGTCGCCCACCTGGTAGGACTTGCGCGTGGGCGTCCAGGCCGCCAGCGCGGCCTTGAGGTCCGCCAATGCCCGCTCGGCCTGGGTGCGCGTGTCCGTCCCGGCGGCCATCGCGCCCGGGTCGGGCCGCAAGGTGATCTGCCCGGTGCCCACGGTGTAGCGCGCGCCGGCGAGCGACACGTAGGCCGCCCAGGCGTAGTCGCCCGGCGTCCAGGCGGCCGTGGTGGCGGCGGCGACGTTGACGGCGTAGTTGTTGCCCGCAGCCGTAGCCGAGATGGTGATCGGCGCCCCGCCGGCGCGCGGCACCAGGCGGTAGGTAAGCGCGTAGCCCAGCACAGCCGGGTAGTCCGGCACGGCGGTCTCAAACTGCAGGGTGTCGCCCACAATGAGCTCGGTCTGGATCACGCGGCCCTCCGCAGCGTGGCCCCGCCAATGCGCCGCGCGGCGCGCAGGGTGCCGTTGTCCGCCGGCGCCACCAGGCGCGGCCCGCCAATGCGCCGCAGCTGCTCAGGCAGCGCGGCATCCGGCCCGGCCACCGCAGCCGATGACGCAACCATAAGACCGCCGAGCTGGACATTCACCGACGCGGTGGTGCTCACGCGTTGCCCTCTGCCACGTTGAAGGCCAGGACCGTGAACGACTCGCCGGCATCCGGCGCAGCCTTGCTCACGATCATGTCGGTGCCGCTTGTGCCGGCGGTGCCCTGCAGGTGGCAGGTGGTGCCCGTCGAGTCAAGAATGCGGAAGTAGCCGACCGTGCCGGTGTTGTTGCAGCTCAGATCCTGCCAAGTGCCGGCGATGGCCTTGCTGCCGCTGGCGGCGTCGGCCAGCCAGTTGCTCGGCAGCGTGGCCTCAGCCACTAGGGTGCCGGTCTGCGCCGCGGCGCAGTTGGCAGGCATCGAGCCGGTGAGCACCCGCAGGATGGGCGAGGTGCCGATGGTGGTCTCGATCGCGTCGAGCCGGGCGTTGCGAACGGTGACGGACAGCTGTATGGCCATGGCGCTTTGCCCTACGTGCGCCGCAAAAAAGTGCGGCACTAGCAATGCTAGTGCTACGGCCCGGCGTGTCAACAAACTCCCTGCAGTTGCATGGCGTTCACGCGCGCCAGCCGGTGGCCCAGCCGCGTCGCGGGGCGGCCGGCGGTGTAGGCAGGCGAGCTGCAGCGGGTGCGCGCGTGACGGCTGGGGCGGCCAGCTCGAGCTCGGGCTGCGAGGCCTCGGCCTCGACCGCCTCGACGGCGGCGGCCGCCACTTGGTGGCGCTCGGCCTGGTCACGCTCCGCCTGGTCGCGCTGCGCCTGGTGGTGGTGCGGC